GCGTATCCAGTGCCCCATTGACGTGAACGTAGAGGTCCCATTCGGTGGAGCCTGCATATTGCAGGGAATTGGTGAGTTCGCTAATGAGTTCGGATTTTTTGATTTGGATGGTAGTCATCAGGATTCTCCTGGTTGTTTGGGCCGAGCCTCATGCCCTTCCCTTGTAGTTAATACTAGCCCCACGGGGGCTATAAAGCAAGGCTTTTTTTATGTCTTCTGAACTTTTATCTACAGAGGTGATTTCGAAACTGCTGGAGATATCCCCGCGCCGGATACAGCAGTTAGCGAAACTTGGATATATACCTAAATCCTCCAGGGGGAAATATCCATTGGTTGGATCTGTTCAGGGCTATATTCGCTATTTGAGAGCCCAGGAAAAGGAGCCTGAAGAGCAGCTACCTGTAGACAAAATGACGCCAAACGAGCGTCTCAAATACTATCGCGCAGAACAGGCCAGGGATGAGCTGATGGTTTCCAGGAGGCAGCTTATCCCCGCAGAAGAGGTCGAGCGCGGGACGGCTGAACTGGTGAAGTCGATGGTCTCTCTTTTGGAGACGCTTCCGGATGTGCTCGAAAGAGATGCCGGCATTCAGCCGCATGCGACCGCAAGGGTAATTGCATCGATTGACGCATTTAGAGACGAGGCCTACTCGAAGCTGTCTGAGGCCTCGAAGGTGGTGGCGGCTTGATGATCTCATACGGAACCTATGCCGAAATCAGAAGTGATGCCGTCAAGGCAGTGAAGGCCCCTGTCCGGATGCGGGTCAGTGAGGCCGCGTCCAGGTATGTGACGGTTAACGCCCCTGGTGGGTACCAAGGCCTCTACGATCCGGATCTGACTCCTTACATGGTTGAGCCGATGGACACCCTCGCCGCCAGAGAATATGAGGCGGTTGTGTTTGTTGGGCCTGCCCGTTCATCGAAGACACAGAGCCTGGTTGATGGGTGGTATGGCTATGCGGTGATGTGTGATCCGGGTGATATGGGTCTCTATTTCCCGGTAGAGGGCAACGCAAAGGACTACTCGAAACGCCGTCTCAACAGGCTGAACAAGGCGAGTGATGAGATACGCGCGATGATCTCGCCACGCTCCCACGATGACAACCTATTCAGCAAAACATTCAGAAACGGGATGCTGGTTGATCTGCTGTGGCCGACGTCTTCCCGAATGGCCCAGCGTGATATGCGCTATGTGGTGCTGTCAGATTACGACTCTATGCCAGAGGACGTAGACGGGGAAGGCGAACCATTTGCTTTGGCGCTGAAGCGTGTTCAGACCTTCATGTCCGCCGGAATGTGCATGGCGGAGAGTTCACCGAAGAAGGAGATCATTAACCCGAAGTGGACCCCAACGACATCACACGAAGGGCCACCGGCTCCCGGGATAATGTCGCTCTTCAACCGCGGAGACCGTCGCCGCCGTTACTGGCCGTGCATTGAATGTGATGAGTATTTCATCCCTACGTTCGACCGCCTCTGGTATCCGGAGATAGACAACATCCAGGAAGCCGCCGCACAGGTTCAGATTGTGTGCCCATCCTGCGGATGCCAGATTGGGCCTGAGCACAAAACGGAGATGGACGCGAACGGCGCATGGGTACGAGACGGCCTGAAAATAAGCAAGGGCGGAATAATCACCGGCGAGGCATACGGCTCTTCCATTGCCTCATTCTGGTTGCACGGACCAAACGCGCGTTTTCAAACATGGGAATCCATTGTCCTGAAATACCTCCAGGCTAAGGCTGAGTATGAGCGCACCGGTTCAGAGAAGGCGCTGAAAACCACCGTTAACGTTGACCAGGGGTCACCGTATCTGCTAATCAGTCGGAAGAGCACCAGGACGGCAGACGAGCTGATCAGCCGCGCTATTGAGTGGACCAGGGGGACCGTTCCGGAGGGCGTTCGTTATCTGTTGGCGAAAGTCGACGTTCAGGGAAATCGATTCGAGGTTCTGGTCACTGGCTACGGTATCGAACAGGAATCCTGGATTGTTGATCGGTTCGCGCTTCACTGGTCAGATAGAGTGACTGCAGCAGGCGAGAAAGAGCCGCTCGACCCACCAGGCCACCAGGAAGACTGGACTGTACTCAATGCACTGATCGGCAAAGAGTACCCCCTGGGTGATGATTCAGGCCGCAGAATGGCGGTTCATTTCGTTGGCGTTGACTCCGTAGGTAAAAAGGGCGTTACCACCAGGGCTCTGAACTGGTGGCGCTCTCTCAGGCGCAGCGGCAAGAACCGAAATGTACGGCTGATAAAGGGCGAGGGTGACAGACCAAACGCTAAAATCCCACGAGTGAGAGAAACATACCCAGACTCATCAAAGCGCAAAGACCGGCACTCCGGGGCGCGTGGAGATGTGCCGATGTTGATTCTGAACACGAACGAACTCAAGGACGCGCTCAACAACGATCTGACGCGCAAAGAAGAGGGTCCAGGTTTTGTTCACCTTCCATCATGGCTGGAAGAGAAGTACTTCGCTGAAATCGTTGCCGAGACAAGAACATCAACCGGCTGGAAAAACATTGGCAGCGAGAGAAACGAGACAGGGGATTTGCTTTACTACGGCAAGGCACTGAACCTTTATCTTGGCGTCGAGAAAATAGATTGGAAAACGCCTCCGAAGTGGGCGGCGGTGTGGGATAGGAACTCTCACGTATCAGGCGCAGAATCCACCACGAAAAAGCAAGTTAAGAAGCAGATGAACAAGCGGGGCTTTGGTTCGGATGACTGGAGCAGTCGCCTATGACAGAGTACGACGATCTCGCCGAGTTCGTTTGTACCTGCTTGAACAGTGCATTATCCGACGCCGGGATAGATGCAGAATTGGCGCGCTCTATCGCTCAGAACGTCGAGGAGGATGTTCGGGGCAGGTTTGGTGGAGATCGTCACTATATCCGTCAGATCAGCAAGGAGCGGCGGAGAGAGCGCAACAGGAGTATTATTGCAATGTGGAAGGGCAAAGCCCCGAGGGGGGAAATAGCCATGCACCACGACGTAGACAGACGAACTGTTGACCGTGTGATTTCTGATTATCTTGCAAAGCAGACCCGCAGGCATACCGGCTTTGGTTCGAGTGAGTGGAATTTGTAGCATTGGTGATGAAATGAAAAACACCCTTGAATTGATTGAAAAACTAAAATCGCAGTGCCCGCCAATACTCGGCACAAATGCCGATATTGTTATCCGACCCGGGAACCGTGACGGCCTGATTATTGAGGCGCATTGGTACTGCGCAGAGACGTACGGTTTCTGTCGCGCATACACAAGCGCGGAGATCAAAAACGTGTCTAACGATTCGATATTGGTGGATTCATTCATCTACGAATGCGAGCGCCAAGCGGCTGCTGTTGAAAGCTAACGCTTGAGGTGAGCGGCTGGCGTAGCCAGACCGAACGCAGTGACTCTACGCACTTGTTATATGGTGCGACCACCTACGGAGTACAGAACAGTGAAAATCATATTGGATTTAACAGACCAAGAGGCCGATCAGCTGGTTGATGTGTTGCAAGATTATTGTGATTGCGGGCCTATGGGAGAAGGATGGAAATCACCACAACTGGAAACGCTGTTAGGCAAGGTTTCAGAAGCTGTAGAAAAGGCCAGCGCCTCATAACGCCAATGCTTAGGGGCGGGAGCGAAGCGACCGTCCCAGCTAGGAACAAAGTGACGAGTGGCCAGAGCCACTTGTTAAGTTGCAGTGTTTTCACGGAGAAAAGCTATGCAGTGGATTAAATGTACTGAGCAGATGCCCGGCGAGAAAGATTTTGTGCTCGGGTTTTCAAGAGACGGGGAGATGGAAGTTACTTGGTTTTCTGGGCATATGTGGAGCTATGCAGGCACCTTTGTTGATGAAGACTATTTCACTCACTGGATGACGCTTCCTGAGCCGCCTGCAACTTAACCGCCTAAACCCCGACACTCTTTCCCTAAAATGCCCGTCGTTGTGCGTCCATGCTTCCCAGCATGGCGTACACTCAACAAGACCTCGACAGTATTAAATCAGCAATAGCCGCTGGCGAATTGTCTGTGCGTTTTGGTGATCGCCAGATCACCTACCGTTCGCTGGACGAGCTAATCCGTATACAAAATCAAATCGAGGCGGAGTTGTACGCCGCCAAGCCCCGACTTTCACCCCGTCACCGTATTGCGAGATTTGCCGATGAATAGACGGCGTGTTGTGCATTGGCGAGGCGGAGTACCAGTCAAGATGTACTACGAGGCCGGAAAGCGCACCGGCTACCAGAAACAGCGCCGAGAGACTGGTTCTGCCGATACCGCCGTACAACGCGCCGGGACTTCAATCAGAGAACAGGCCCGCCACCTCGACCAAAATCACGACCTGGCTAAAGGGGCGCTCAACACCCTGGTGCAGAACGTCATTGGACCAAACGGCATTCAGGTAGAGCCACAGCCGCGCAGGCCGGATGGATCCATCCACGATGACTTTGCAAAGAGAATTCATGCGTCCTATATGGATTGGTCATTGCGTCCTGAAGTCACGCACCAGCATGACTGGCCGGCAGCTCAACGGTTGATGGGGCGCACTTGGCTTAGAGACGGTGAAGGCCTGGCGCAGACCATCAGCGGCACACTCCCAAGCCTTGACCACGGAACCCGCGTTCCATTTTCACTCGAACTGATCGAGGCAGACCAGCTTCCGCTTGGCCTCAACAAGGCAGGTGACCCTCGCATCGTCCAGGGGGTTGAACTCAATGGGTGGGGTAAGCCGGTTGCCTACCATATCTACAAGCAGCACCCCGGAGACTTCAGGCTCTACTCAGTTGCGGCAGAGACAAAGCGCGTCAGTGCCGACCGCATGCTGCACGTCAAACTGATTGACCGTATTGGGCAGACCAGAGGCGTATCAATATTCGCCGCTTCAATGCTGCGGATTGACGACATCAAAGACTACGAAGAGAGCGAACGCATAGCCGCCAAGGTTGCGGCAAGCATGGCGGCATACATCAAAAAAGGAAGCTCGGATCTGTATGACACCGATCTAGATGGCGACGGCGAACCGGAAGCGCGTGATTTACGGTTTAGCCCGGGCATGGTTTTCGATGATTTGGTGGCCGGTGAAGAGATTGGCACCATCGACACCTCGCGCCCGAACGTAAACCTGGAAGCCTACCGCAACGGGCAGCTGCGGGCCTGGGCTTCATCCAGTTACCTGACCTACTCAAGCCTCTCAAAAGACTACAACGGAACCTATTCAGCACAGCGGCAAGAGCTTGTTGAGGGTTATGGCGCGTATGGTGTGCTGGCTTCTGAATTTATCGGCTAATTCGTCAGGCCGACCTATCACAAATTCCTCGAAATGGCATTGCTCTCTGGTGATCTGATCATCCCGTCAGACGTAGACCCACTGACCATTGGTGATGCGTTCTACATGCCACCTCAAATGCCGTGGATTGATCCAGTCAAAGAGTCTGTTGCCTGGGGCAATCTCGAAGAAAACGGCCATGCCAGCGGCATCGAAATCATACGTCGGCGTGGCATGAATCCGCGTGATGTCGCAGACCAGCAGCGCCGCTGGAAGCAGATGAAGGGAGACGCTTTCGACAGTGAAGACACCATCTCAAAACCAACCGCGCAAGCTCGCGGCTGGGAATTAATCACCAGCGAGAAAGAATGACCATGCCGAAGAAAGACAAATCAACACCCAAGCCGTGGTACGAAGTCAAAGCCGCAGGCGACGACAGCGCAGAACTTCTGATCTACGGCAACATCGGCCCATCCTACTGGGATGACGAATCCGTTACCGCAAAGCAGCTGATTGCAGAGCTGAAGGATGTAGATGGCAAGGATCTCACAGTTCGTATCAACTCGGTTGGCGGATCTGTTGCAGACGGCATTGCCATTTTCAACGCGCTGCGCAGACATAGCGGCGCTGTAACTGTTGAGATTGATGCTGTGGCCTACTCCGCTGCGTCTCTCATCGCTATGGCCGGAGAGACTGTCATCATGGCAGACAACGGCCTTTTGATGATTCATGCGCCTATGTCTTGGGCGTCAGGCAATGCGCAGCAGATGCGCAAGCAGGCCGACATCCTCGATAAATACGCAGACGCCATGACCAACGCCTATATCCGTGACGGCGGTCCAGACAAGGCCGACATTGAGGGCTGGCTGAAAGATGGCGATGACCACTATTTCACCGCATCAGAAGCCCTTGATCTCGGACTCATCGACGACACCACCGATTCCGTTGATATCGCAGCCTGCGCAGACGGGATTGATTTCCGTAATTTCAAATCTCCAACCCTGGCGGCAATGCCCGCCGCTACTCTTCCAACCTCTCGAAAGGATAAAACAATGCCTGAGAAGAAGACCCCCAAGGCGGGCGCTGAACCGACCGCCGAAGAAAAGCCGGTGAACGTCACCGAAATCGAAGCCGCTGCCAATGCCAGACAGGTCGAGGCTATCAAAGCGCGCAATACCGAAGTACTCGCCATCATCACCCCGCACATGCAGGTTAATGGCATGAGTGAGTTGAAGGATCAGATCCTGGCTGATCCTGAAATCACCGTTGACGCAGCACGCGAAAAAATCCTGGATGTCATCGGTAAACAGCACGAGCCCCTGGCTGCCGCCGGTGGTGTTCGTGTTGATGTGGTTACCGATGAGCGTGACAAGCGCATTGAAGCCGCAGGCAACATCATCCTGGCTCGCGCCAAGATCAAGAGCGAAGAGGGCAAGGCCATTCAGATGGCTGGCAACCCTTACCGCGGAATGTCGCTGATGGACCTCGCTCGTGAGTGCCTGGCCAGTGGCGGGTATGACACCAGAGGCAAAACCAAAATGGAGGTTGTGGCCGCCGCCTTTACGCAGAGCACCAGTGATTTCCCCGTGCTGCTGGAAAACGCGATGCACAAGGCGCTGCTCTCCGGCTACCGCACTGCCGCCGATACCTGGAGTCGGTTTTGTGCTGTCGGGTCTGTATCCGACTTCCGCGCTCACAACCGCTACATGATCGGCAGCTTGGGTAATCTGGATGATCTCACTGAGCTGGGTGAGTTCCAGAACAAGCAGATCGGCGACGGTAGCAAAGAGACCGTTTCCATTGGCACCAAGGGCAACCTGATCAACATCAGCCGTCAGGCCATCATCAACGATGACCTGGGCGCTTTTGTTGGACTCGCGTCCGCCCTGGGTCGTGCCGCACGGCGCACCATCGAATCAACCGTCTACAGCACCTTGGCGCTCAACAGCGGCATGGGTCCAACCCTGAGCGACGGCAAGAGCCTGTTCCATGCAGACCACGGCAACATTGCCGCAACGGCAGGCGGCCCATCCGTTGCGACGGTTGAATCCTGTGTGCTGGCCATGGCCGGACAGAAGGACATCAACGGCAACGACTATCTGGACCTGACGCCAGCCATCTGGCTTGGACCAAAATCGCTTGAGTTGACTGCGCGTGTTCTCAACGCCTCCACCAACGACCCCGACGCACCCGCCAAGAGCAAGAACGACAACGTGCCTAACCCCTATCAGAACTACTTCTCTGATCTGGTCGGCACACCTCGTCTGACGGGCAACCCCTGGTTTGTATTTGCCAGCCCTGATGAAGCCCCCGTGCTTGAGGTCTCGTTCCTTGACGGTGAGCAGGAACCCTTCCTCGACATGCAGGACGGCTGGAGCGTTGACGGCACCCAGTACAAGGCCCGCCTTGACTTCGGTGTTTCCGGTGTCGGTTACGCGGGCGCTGTTCGCAACGCAGGCGCATAAACCCATAAGCCGGGCGGCATAAACCGCCCGGCAGGCTAAAGAGGAACAAATAAATGGCTACCAATATTTACAACTCCAACCACATGGAGACCCGCCAGTGGACCAACGGCACCGGTGGTGCGGTATCTGCTGGAGACATTGTTGTGATGGGCGCGTTGGGTGATGCCACCCTAGCCGTTGCCCTGGTCGACATCGCAGACGGTGCAAGCGGCTCTGTCGGCGTCAACTGTGGCGTAACTGCCGCAAAGGTATCTGCCGCCGTATTCACCGCAGGCGAGTCCCTGATCTGGGACGCAAGCGCCAGTGCCTTCGATGACAACCAGGCGACTGCCGCAACTGGTGACGTTTCCGGTTCGTGCCATGCTGATGCGGACGGCGCAAACCTCGAAACCACCTGCAACGTTTGGCTGACTGGCCAGCCTGCAACCCTGACCGCATAACCCAAGGCAAAAGGGGCGCAATAGCGCCCCTTAAAAAAATGATCACTGGAATAAAAACAATGCCGTGGAAACAGATCGATTGGGCGCAAGTCATTCCGTTCTTGCTGGTAACTGGTCAGAGCAACCGTTTATCAGTAGCCAGAATGATCGAGGCTTTCATCATCGCAGGCGTCACGGCAAGTGTTGTTATGTACGCAGCACAGAAAGTGCTTTCGGAACAGGTCAAGGATTTGAGAGCAGACCTTCACAAGGTCGAGCGTCAGCTTGAGCAGTTCCAAAAGGATTTTTATAGACCCGTATTTGAAAACAAACGCAGTGAGCAATAACGCGGAGACACCATGGCGACCACAACCACAACCCTGACTGAAAGTTACACCCTGCTCAATGCCGGCGCATGCGTTGTAGAGGTACGTGGCGGAAATGGAGTGCGGATTCATATCGGTGCATCTGCGCCTGCAGACAGCACGGACGATTATCACCCTAAATCACGCGGAGAAAATGTCAGCTACAGCGGCTCAGAAAACGTCTATGCAAGGGCGGACTCAGGTAGCGCCAAGGTTGTCACCACGGGGGTAGTGTAATGAGCGACCTGATATTTCCACCGGTGTCAGGCGGCGGTGGTGGTAACACCATCATCCACCGCTTTACCGATAGCACCGATATTTCACTGCCAACCACCCAGGCCGGTGCTGCGCAGATCGGCCAGTCGGTTTCGATGAATATCCCCACTGTTGGAGCTATTCACGTCATGAGTGAAGAGAGCCGAGTAGATGCAACTGCTTCGGCCGGATCGATTCAGGCGCGACTTGGGTTAAAGATTGGCTCCACAGTTTATCCACTTTCCTATACATCCAACGGAGTAGAGTATTCGCTGAGGGTGGGTGAGATAGCAGCAAGCGGCACTTTTAAGGATGCATATAAAAGTGCATTGTCCTCCGGTGCAAACATCGCCTACATGATTTCACAGGATTCTCTCCCATCTGGCACTCAAACCGTTTCTCTTGTGGTGTGGGAGGTGGAAGGTGATTCTGGAGGTGTACTAAAAGGCACTGTTATTCCAACGGATATTTCACTGGCAATCACCGACTGCACCGGAGGCTAACCCATGAACGTTACCGCGATTATCAATTTCGGTTGGCCCGGCTTCATGCTTCGTGCGCTCAGTGCGTTCAATGATGGCGACGACCTGCAGGCTTACCTGGATACCCAGGTTGAATGGGCTGACGGAATCACGCCTCCCACGGCGGCACAGGTTGACGCCAAAGAGGTTGACTACCTGGCCCACGTCATCTCAAAGCAGCAAGAATCTGAAGCAAAAGAAGGCATCAGCGACCAGGTGGCCGTTGACCCGCTCATTGTTGCTATTCGTTCCATGACCCCAGCAGAACATGCAGCCTGGGTTGATGCCAACGTAACCGCAGACCCCAGCGTAAAAATGGTGCTCACCAAACTGATCACCTCAGTGGCTGTTATGGCCGACAGGGTTTACGAGGGCTGATCGGTGACCGGCTTTCTCGCACTCAA